CGCCGACCCACTCACCGCTTGGCCAGAGCCGTTGATGTAAACCACCCCGTTGTTTGTAATTGGCGTGATCGCACCACCAGAAACCGCAAGAAGCGTAACTGCATTACTAGGATTCTTGTAAAACAGCTTCCCGTCAGCAATGTTAATCGCTAACTCTCCAAAAACCAGATTTCCGGCTGACGGCGTGTTAGTCGCCGTCGAACTGTAGTACAACGAAATTGGCGTAAAATTAGCAGCAGCCATCAGAAAGTGCCTCCGGAAATACCACCGGTAATACTACCCGTTGTGGCGTTGAATGTTAGGCTTGTACTGGTGTTTGTCGATTGGTTCCCAGTGGCCACCGAACTGAAATGAATGTAGTTGGTTGCGCCAGATCCAGCCGTCAAAGCCACGTTTGTGGCGTTTGTTGCCGTTGCCGCGTTTCCGCCGATTGACAAATTAGCAACCGCTGTGGTGCTCGCAACAGTGAATGGCGCAGTGCCCGTTGCAACCGTTGAGGTGATGACGCCAGACGCAGAAACCGTAGTAAACGCACCGGTTGTCGCTGTCGTCGCACCTACCGTGCCATTGATATTGATCGAGGCCGTTCCGGTCAGATTTGTGACCGTCCCACCGCTTGGTGTACCCAAAGCCCCGCCATTGACCACAAAAGAGCCAACGGAGCTTGTATTGACCGCCAGCGCGGTTGCTACGCCGGTACCCAGCCCCGTGATAGAACCAACCGCCGGAGTAACCGTCGTGTTTCCAGCCGCAGTCAATTGCCCTTGCGCATTGACTGTAAACGTACCCACCTGCGTTGCAGACCCATAAGAGGCAGCGGTTACGCCAGTGCTTGAAATTGCAATTGTGACCGGAGCCGATCCGTTGTACGAAGTCCCACTCAACCCCGTGCCAATCGTCAACGCCGAGGAAGCCGTTGCCGTAACCGTTACCGAACCCCCCAAAGAGACGGTCGAGCCATTGATTGTGATCGCGCTATTCGTAAGCCCTGCGTTCGGAATCGTGGCTACAGCGGAAAATGCGCTAGTCCCGTTTCCGACCAAATAGCCGGTGAGCGTGGTCGCTCCCGTGCCACCATTCGCAACATTCAAGGTACCACTGAGTGTGATAACTCCAGCCTGCGCAGAACTAGGCAGGAGACCCGTTGTGCCGGCGCTGAAGGTGGTAACCCCACCAGTCGTGGAAAACGTCCGCCACGCCCCGGAAGAGTACCCGTCGAAGGTTTGAGTGGTGGTATTAAACCGAATCTGTCCTTGCGACCCGAAAGGCTGCTGACCAGACGTTCCCTGCGGCAAAGTAACCGAACCGGTTCCCGGAAGCACAGGGTTGTCTGCAATTGCAACCGTGGGTGAACCTGCAATCCCGTCGCCATTAGTTACGCTGATCTGATTTGCAGATCCTGCAATCTGCGTCGAAGAAACCGTGCCGCCGGTGGTCAGAGTCAAAATGCCATTTGCGCTGGCATTGGCAAAATTCAAAATTTGACCGGACAATGAAACCGTTGGATTGCCGGATACCCCATCCCCGTTGGTCACAGACAAGCCTGCAGTACCGGCAACAATCGTACGACTTGTCAGCGTTGCGCTGTCTGTTTTAACCTGTAGCCCGGTACCGGAATTAAGCAGCGACAACAGAGCGCCAGTGGTTGTAATGTTCAAGACACCCTGCGGACTGCTCGCGGATAACGTCAGACCGTTGGTCGCGCCAAGATATCGGCTGTTTGGTAGCGTTGCCTCTTGAAAAAGCGTGATAAACGTCTGCGTTTGACTTGGCGCTGACGCTATAGCCGCGGTCGTTGTCCGAACGGTTTGACCGTCCTGCACAATTGGAACAGACTCGTTTCCGGTTATCGTTCCGGCCGCAGGAAGTTGATTAATCGTGACTTGTGCTGACATTACTATTGGCTCGGTGGGCTAGGTGCAATCGTGTCTTTGTTGCCCGTACTCGTAGGCGTCTGCGTGTTGCCTTCTGTCGAGATTTGAAACTGATTGCCCCCCGTGGTCAACAGGTAATCATCATTCGCAGCCACGCTCACATCAGGACGTGGAAACCTGATTGTAATACGCTCCGTCTTCCTTGCGGGTAATCGATACGGATCAAATTGATCAGCACAACCAGTATCGCAAACCTGCAAGCCCGGAAAGTTTGGATCCGGTCTCAATACAGCGTGGGGGTACTTCATCTTGCATCTATCGCAAATTGCGATTGCAATGTCAGAATAACCACGAGTGTCGAGGAAGCGTGGCATTAGCGCGTGTACACGCCGATTGCAGGGGCGAAGTAGATCGGCGACTTGTCGCGCTCTTCCGCCTCGGCTTGACCCAAATACTTCTCGGCCTGCGCCTCAAGGTATTGCACCCGATCCAACGGCACTCCGGGCAACTCTAGGCTCATGCGGTGAGCCAGCATCATGACCGTAGCTTCGTACCAGCGCTGTGGCACTTCCAACTCATTTGTCAACGCACCAACGTCGTCAATCTGACGCGAGTACCAAACCGTCATCTGAATGAACGGATCACTTGGGACCGGCCACAAGTAGATCTTAGACTGCGGGATGGTCCTGTTAAACCAATATTGGAAGGGCTGATTAGCCGTAAAGTTCTTGTTTGGCAGGTTGGTGTAGTCATCCCGGTTCAACCTAGCCATCGTGATCTCTGTCGAGTTATTCCCGAAGAACAACTCACGCAGGCTCAGGGTTCCTGAGATTGCCCGGATGCGGTAGTAGGGGACGGTGAATCCGGGGTCGATGTCATACCAAAGCCACTCGTTATTAACCCAAACGGTCGATCCCGGAGCGGCAATGGTTGTCCATGTGCTTCCGTCAGAGGAGCACTCAAATACCACATTGAACGTGCCAGAAACGCCCGGCAGGACTCCGATAGAGCCGATATAGATTGGATTCGTTGATCCATAGTTAACCGAAATGTTGCCGCCGGCAGTGGTCTGAGTGCAGATGGTATCAATATTGCCATCAAAGGCGTTCTCCACTGTCCCGCCGGCACTTGACGAGTATGAGCCTGACGGCCTCGACATCTTGCGATACAAGGCTTGCAATACGTCGTTTCCGCCAAGCGGAAGGTCGTAAATGTACTGGTCTGCTCTCAGGCCGTACACTTTCTTGACAATTGCCCAATACTGGATACCGACGTTGATTAAGTTGGACAACAAGAAGAACAATGACTCACGAGCAGACGTGACTTGCTCAGACGTGAGTTCCTCGGCAAGTTTACCGGCCCGACGTGCTCCGTGGTCGATCAACTGCTGAACATTGATGACCGTAGTGCCAACAGTCCCTGAATAAGCCATCTACCACCCCGGACAATTCCAACGCTTCATCGAGGCCCTAGACCGACTTCCAGTCTCACTTTTTTCCGCTACCGCGCCCATACGGGCGCAAAACGAATCACGCCGCGCTCCGCCTTGTGGTTGCGGTGCTTTGAGATTGGATCCAGTCTCACTATTGTACTTTGCCCTGCCCTTTGCCGTAAGCCCTGCGCCTCGATCCGCAGGCAATTTCTCGCCACGGCCAATTGCCAGACTCGGGCCGCCATCTTTCATCTTTGCGGTCTTGGCTGACTCACGGAATGCTTCTGCAGTCGGTGCGCCCGGAGAACCGGGTTTGCGCATCTTCTCTTTGCTACCATGGGCAATACGTTCCTGTTTGGCATGAATATTGGCATACAGGCCGCCGCCTTTCATTTTTTTTTCCAAGAACAACTTATCAACCATTTCTAGCCTTTCAGGTTTGGTTGTTTCTTTGTTAATAATGCTCAGGCGTTCTGATTTACTTTTCCCGGTGTCATAAAAACCTTCTTTTTTCAAAGACTTAACTACGCCGCCATCGTTCATTTTTTTATCAGCCGCTGCAAATTCTTTTCCAACCGACGTTGGGATGTCAACCTTCTTGGCAAACTTTGGATTGTGAGCAACCGCCTCCATTAGGCGGTGCTGGGCCGGTGATTTACTAGGCATGATTAAGGGCCGTTCTTAATCAGAATGATGTTAAAGT